AAATCACATGGTACAAAAATGATCACTGGATCACAGATCAGAGCTGCACGGGCGCTCGTTAAATTCACCGCTCAGGACCTAGCCGAAAAGGCAGGTGTAGGCTTAATGACTGTCAGAAGGTCCGAGGCATCAGACAACGACACACCAAACATCAACAAGCCTAACCTGGTGGCAATCAAAAACACCCTCGAAGCCGCAGGCGTAATCTTTATCTCCGAGAACGGCGAAGGCCCCGGCGTCCGCCTCAAGAAGCAGTGAGGCGGTGCCGCTTTCGCGGCACCATATTACCTATCGCTTATTGACAGGCCCCTCACCATCCCTCACGCTATCGCCACCACAACCACAGCGTGAGAAATCCTTATGACGACACCTCCATATCATCAGATCAGAGCAATGGGCATTCCTTGGTATCGCAAGGAAGACTATCCCAAAATCCTCAAGATCATGTCAGACGGGAAGGTCCTTCCCCGCACTTGGGCCGAGTGGAGCAACAAGGCCGAGCAACTCCGAGAAAAGCTCGTCAAGGACGGGGTGATCGTCGAAACCGTTCTTCTCGACCCGGATGAGTTCCCCGGTTGGTGCAAAGCGCGGGGCCTGGACGTCAATAGCCAGGCACGCACAACCTTCGCCAACGAGGCCGTTGCCCGGAAACACGCGCCCACTCACTGATAACGTGGCATTAATCATTTGCATTAACTCCGAGTGAGAAATCCTTATGAACAATCCCTATCGCGATCAAGTCCTCGACATTGACTGCCCCGCTTGCAACAAGTCGCTCAAGAAAAAGATCGGAGAACTTGGCAACAAGAGTTCGATCCGCTGTCCCGCTTGCCGGAAGGACATCAAGCTTGGTGGCAAGCTCGGGGGACTGCTTAAGGAAGTCGACAAGATGTTTGGGAAATTCTCCGGCTAGTTCGTAGACCGGTGTAACCTGATCAATCATATCAAGCGTAAGCGTATGCGTCATACCCACATCTCCAAAATAAACCGCGCCGATGGTGCAAAATGAAAGAAAAGCACCATCGGCGCGGGAATGCTGGAATTACCCAGCACCCATACCCGCAAGACTTGGCCCTGTCCGCAGGCTGGTTTCCAAACCAATACCGGTCGATTTTGACTGCCGAACGCGGGCATTGGCAGCACCATCACCCACGATTTCGACGACGATCTTACCCTCTGGCGCTTGCTGCGATGCACGCGCGCCCGCCTGTGCCTGCGCATTCGCAACACGCTGCGGCATGTTTATGAAATCAGCACGAGGATCCGCGTTGGGCTGGAATTTCGGCCCGTTATCGAGCTTTGCCGATTCTTCCTCTGTCATCGCGCGAGGCTTGCTAACACCTAGCTTTTCAACCACCCAATCGGGCAGTACAGACATCATCGCCCGCACTTTTTCCGAAATGATGGCCGCAAGATCGAAGTCGGTCAGGTATTTGACCAGCCCGGTAAACCCGTCATAGAGCAATGAAAACGGATTGAACTCGGCCATATAGGCCATCACACCGTCGATGAACCCGGTTTTAAAAGCCGACCTTACGGCGTCGATCTTGCCGGTGAAGTAACTGACAATCCCATCCCAGTTATCGTAAATCACATAAGCCGCTGCGCCGATTGCAGCGACAGCGGCGATAATCGGATTGGCAAGCATCACAGCGCCAAGATTTACAATCGCCGCCCCTACCGACACCAGCGAAGCAATCAGCGGGCCTGCCATGATTGCCCCCAAGGCAATCAGAGCATTTTGCCACCCGCCGATGAAATCGATAAAACTCCCTCCCATCCGCATGATGTTTTCAATCTTGCGCATGAAGGATTCTAAAGCCTGACCGGCTGGGGTAGTTCCATCTTCAGCCGCCGTAAACCAACCGGTCATCGTTTTGGCGGCATCCGAGATTGCCGTACCCAAACGCTCCACAATCTGCGGGCGGATCGAGATTATGAATTCCTTCATCTTGGTAATCAACGGCGTCAAAACAGGCATTAAAGCGCCCATCAAGCCGTTACGCACTCCGGTAATCGATTTACCAAAGCTGTCCATTGCGTCGTTATAGGCTTCGGTATCCTTCGCCGCCTGATCGCTGATCATGCCAAGATCGGACATTTCATCGAACAATCGGTTCATTTCCTCTTGTGGCTGCTGCAATAGCAGCGACATTTTCGATCCACTTTCGCCAAACAGCTTCATCGCTGTTGACGTGCGCAGCGCCGGGTTCTCGATCTTGCGAAATGCAGCCTGCAGCTCGGGCAATAGATCGTTCAGATCACGCACATTGCCCTGATTGTCACGCAGCGGGATACCCAACGCCTCAAAGATCGGCTTCGCGCGCCCGATTCCGTTGGCGGCGTCCCCCACGTTCTTAGCCAGGTCACGGAAGCTTTTGCGCAATTCCTCGTTGGTCATGCCTGCGGCTTGGTTTGCCGCGTGCTGCCATTGCTGCAATCGTTCGGTCGAAATACCGACAGTGCGGCCAAACTTGGCAAGCACATCGGCCTCGCCCGCCCCACTATGCAGCCACGCCAGAACCCCGCCGCCGAACCCTATCCCGGCCAACCCCAGAAGCCCGACACCCACCCCCGAGATATGGCGCCCCAGACCGGCAAATGATGTGCCAAGGCGGCGGAAACCGTCGGTGATCTTGTGGAAGCCAAGGCTTCGCGTTACCGCAGAAGCCTTGGCACGAATGCCGGTCAGCATGGATTGAACCCGGCGCATCGGTCCTGAGACCGTTTCGCGCGCATTCAGGATCATGCTAACGACGAAATTCTTAGCCATCAGTCACACCGTTTAACGCGTCAAGCTGTCGCTGCGCGTCCTCGTTATAGGCATCAATACAAAGGAGAATGTCATCAATCGGCATGTCGCGAATTTCGGCTGGCTTCCAGCCGAAACGCGCGACAAACAGCTTGATCACTGATCGGAAGTCGTCCGGGAAGGCTTTAGGAAAAAACCGAAACATACCGCCATCGAACGGAAATAGTCATCGGCATCCATTTGCTCGAAGGCTTTTTCGGTGACCCGTTCATCACCAAAGACCAATCCGGCAATGAATTTGCGAGAACCAGCCATCACGGATTTACCACCATCAAGCTTTTCAAGAAGATCAAGGTCACGTCCTACGGGACGACGGAACTCGATATGCTCGATGGCTTCCTCGCGCTTTCCGCTACTATCCTCGACTTTAACAGCGACCGGGTACTCAAGCCGCAGGATTTTGCGACCGAATTTCCCATCTTCGACATAACCATCAAGGTCGATATCTTCTGGTTTGAAATCACCATCAAACATCACGAAACCACCCTTGCACTTGGCCCGACAAAACGGGCTGTGAGACTGTTATCCGACGCATCGTTGTCACCGGAACCCATTTCGGTTCCGAACTTCATAACAACCGTGCGATCGGCGCAATGCAGCTTGACCTCACTTTTCTTGACCGATGTAAGGTCCTTGTCAGATTGCCCTTCACCAAGGAAAACCTTCACCTCGATAAAGGCGGCACGTCCCTTTTCGGTCCAGCCGACCGAGCCGGAGCCGCCGCCTTCGATATTTTCGCGCTGCTTGCCGCCCAGATTATAGGTGGCAGTATCGGCGGTGTTATATGAAACACCGCCCACTTCAAGGGACTGCACCCCTGCAACTGTCGTCATTGATCAATCCCCCGATCAGAAATCGCGAAAATCGAGTTCGAACTCGATCTTGGCAGCGAGAAGATAAAGCGGGTTGGAAAGGTCCGGGCGATAGATGATGTTGAGCCGATAGGAGTTGGTCGGCGATTTGGACACTTCCAACCGCTCGGCAAATCCATCAACATCCTCGACCAGCCCCAGACCAACCATATAATCGTAATGGGCAATCAGAGAGGCCCGAACGGAGCGCGGCGTCACATACGGAATACCGTCATCAACTTGCGTTCCGTCATCAACAAGGATCGGACGCAACATCCGAATGCCATTAAGGACGCTACCAAGTTCATCCCGAATCCGCCCAAGCTGCGCAACCGTATTGACCAGCAAATAAGCCTCGGAAAGGTCACCAAACTCATTGGTCTGATACATCGTGATCGGCATGTTCAGACGAACCTTGCCATCGCGACCTTCATCAGTGACCGTGATCCCTGCAAACATCAGGGTGTTTTTGTCGGTGTATTCCAACCGGCTTTTTTCCGGTGGCGCCATTTCGCCGACCAGTTCGACACCGGCAAGTGGACGAGCCGGATGGTTGAAAAGCTTGCCCGACATCTGCCCGGCATATCGGGCGGCACGCATCCATGCAGGCCCCGGCGCATCATAGGTGCCGATGGTGGAGACAAAGCGGTCATTGCGCGACGTTCCAAAAGTCAACAGCTCACTAACCGTGCCGCGACGCGCCGTGAAGCCTTTGACATCATTTTCGACGCCTGCTTTTTGCTGCCCCTCAAGCCACTCTGAAATGGCATCTAGCGTGCCGCCATCGGTCCAAGGGAAGCCAACATAGTTGACTTTCTGAGAACCGATCGCCGCGAGTGCGCCAGCAATATCCGGATTTCCCGAACCGTTTTGCAAAAACCCGGAGTTTGGCACCGCAATGGAAATACCTGCAGGAACCTTTTCACCGGACATGACGCCGCGCAATGCAACCTGAATGCGAATATCGTTTCCTATTTCACCCGCATTTTTTGCTTCGAAAGTTACGACACCAGCCGTCGCCGTCGCCGTAACCGGCAGATTCGGCAATGCAGTAATCGCAGCAGCCACGGACGCTGCTACATCAGCGGGCGTATCATCGGTAACCACCGGCACAAACACCCGCACACCCGCAACATAGACAGCCAAAGCACGGCTTTCGGTTGCGGCGCCGGTGAATGTCATCGCAACAGACGCTTTCACACCCGCAACCAGATCAGGAAGTGCAATGGCATAAAGCGTCATGGTCGTATTGTTCTGGCGATACGCCTCGACCATCAATGCCAGGTTCGCCCCCTTGCCGAACATCTCGCCAGCAGCGGCGCCAGTGCCCGGCACAAGCAATAGTTCGGCGTCATTTGCGGAACCAGAAGCCAAACTTTGACCGATCAGCAAGGCAACATGGTTTGAAACCAGCCCATTCACGCGCGAACCGCTGGTTTCAATGTATTTACCTGCGACCCGCGCGTTAATGGCGATTTCGTTAAAGCTCTCATTTGGAATAGCCATGACTTACCCTTTTTTCTCGGCCTTGGCGGCAACAGGGACCAGATCACCGAAAAGACCGCCCGGAACGCCACCCGCCGAAACAGGCGGCAGCAAACGGAGGATTTTGGGATTGCGAAGTTGCCGCTCGGTCAAATCGAACGAACCGTTAGGGAAATACTTCCCGGTTTCCGGGTTCATCACCCGCAACGGCTGGCCATTGACCTCGCTGGCCGGATTAACCTGCACTTTCATTATCGATCGCTCCTTGCTCGATATCGATGCCCTGCAATTCACCAGCATCGATTGAAATCACACGCGGGCGCAGTAATTCGCCCGACATGGTGATAATTTCGCCGACCAGCGGCCCGCCTTTGTCACTCATGAATTGTTTGATGGATATTGACGGCGGCTTCTTCCAAAGCTTGCGGAACGAACCGTCGGCAAACAGGGTGGTAATGATGGATTGGGTCTCTTGTTCGGCCGCAGCACACCAGTCCTCGGCAACCTGACAATGCACTTCAATGTTCAGATTGACCGATGCATTGAAGTTCCAGAACGACCCCGTCGGTTCCATGCTGTCGACCGGCGCATAGATCGAAATTGCGGGCAAGCCTTCAGCAGAAATTTCGCTGATCCGACCAATAACGATCTCAGGCCGATCCGGCTTGACTTCCAACCGATCCTTGACGGCCTGCATCAATGCCCATCGCGATAAGTATTCAGACATTGCGCACCTCGCCCGCCATCAGGCCAACCGTGATCCACCCCGTATCATCGGGATCAATCGCCGCAACCGTGTAGGTCGCCCCGGCAACGTCAACAAAATCGCCATGCTTTGTCTGGGGCGCCTCTTCCTTGCGAAACCCACCAGTAAACTCGAAAGCCTGAAACTCGGCCTCGCCGCCGCCATCTTCGGGCGCCGCGCCCTGCCGGAAATCAAACTTTTCGACGGTCGATGGTTCCCCGGTTTTATGGCGGATGACAGCGACCTGCCCCAGCACACGGGATACCGGTCGATTCAAAAGTCGGTCAAAATCGATCATTGAAAATTACCAAACAAAAAAGCACTCGCCCGAAGGCGAGTGCTTTGATCATTTAAACAGGACTAGATCAGTCCTGCTTTTTGGTTGCCTTTGTATACTGATCCCAAGCCTTGTCACGCTGTTTGCCCGTGACTTCAAGCCCTGTGATAGCTTCAAGCGCCTCGACCGACGGACGACCATCGGAAGTGAAATCCTCGTCCTTGAGACCTTCAATCGCTGTGACAATTTGATCAATCGTCGCAATAGCCGGGTCAGGGGTTGGGGCAACCGGCGCAATTGCATCCACCCCCTTTACCGCCAACCCCTTTTCGATCATTGATGCTGCCTCGGTTGAGTTCATATCAACCGGCACACCCGCCAAGTGGATGATACGCTCACCTGACTTTTTGTCCCGACCTTCAAGCGTTTTGGTCGGGATAACTGTCATTTTCTTCACAGCCATTTCACCCACCTTACAGCACCGTCGCACAGAGCGACGCGTTGACATTGCCCGGAACAATCAGCGGACGCGACTGGGTAAGCACCGATTCTACCGACGGGTTTTCTTCCGTGATCATTTTCGGGAAGATTTCCATTGGCTGATAACCGGCACCTTTGTCCAGAATAGCGCCGTGCGCCTTGGTGCCTTCGATTGCCTGACCCGTAATGACGATTTCGTTAGCCCCCAGATAGGGAACTTCGCTGCCAGAATCATCCTGATAGGTTTCGGCATACACATAGAATGTGAAGTCACCCATTTCACCGACACGGCGAACAGATTTAACCGATACCGGACCAAGCTCTGCAGTACTGGAGCTGCCACGACGGGTTTCCACAAGCTCTTTAATGCCAGCGTTCTTACGAACGACGTTCCAAACCGTCGGACTCAGGAACACATCAAGAGCGATGGCGCCGGACTTGAGCTGGATGTCTGCGGCCCAGTTTTCCAGATCGCCGACAATATCGGCACCTTCAACCGACCAAAGATCGGCAGGGATAAGCGCCTTGGTCAACAGCGGATCACGGTTATAGTCGACGGTCATGGAAGGATATTCAGGTCCTTCGACAACAACCTGCCCAGTCCGCAAGAGCTGCCACGCCATCCAAAGGCAACGACGCGTGATCTGATCACGATGCTCCATCAGAATTTCGCCAATGATTGCATCACGCCGAGCTGCTGGATCGAGAGACCCCGCGCCGATCGCTTCACCAGCCATACGTTTAATCAGCCGCTCGGGATCAACAACATCCATCGGCTTAAGCGTCGCCGGGGTGAAAGTCATTGTGCTATAACCTTCACGGATGCCCGCCTTGGCTTTTGCCGTGGGCAGGACAAACGGAGCCAGCTTCTTATTCTTGATTATTTTGTCCAGAGCAATTTCCGACTTGGTAGAAGTCACAGACCCCGGAAAATAGCGATCAAGAATGAAAACATCCGGCGCTTCAAACAGGCGAAGAAGGCCAAGCAACTCGGTAGTTGAATAGATATCCATTTCGGTTCCCCGATCAAACAGCAAACAGCGGGGTGCCATCAAGCGCCGCGCGAAGGGACGACTTGTCCCAACCGGCGCCAACTTCAAGCCCGCTATAATGATAAATTCCGGACTTGTAGACCGGACCCTCGGCATCCCCGCCAGTCGTGTCCATGGCGGCAACCAGAATACCGATCGGTTTTTCCGTTCCGTCTGCTGCCGCCGAAGCCGACAGATGCAGCTTCCCGGTCGCTGTACTGCGGCCCAGCAAAGCACCCCGCTTTAACACCTGGCCCGTCGCAATGATCTCTGGCTCCGTCATTGCCGGGTAATCACCGGCGATCAGGTTTTCAGGGATGTATGTATGGGTAGTCATTTCATCATCCTTTCGGTTTACGACCGGTCATTGCCGCAAAATTCGCGGCAAGATTCTCGGCCTTGCTTGGTTCACGGGGCGGTTCGCCTTCATCACCAATGACCGAGTTCGGCTCACCGGCCATCGCATCGGACAGAATGTCTGCCTTGGCGACCGGCGCTTTGGAGAGCATCGCCGTTGCCGCTTCGACCGAAAGGTCGGTATTGTAAGCAAGATGTTCCGCGAGATCCTTGCGACCATCCGCCTCTTTGCTGCTCAGAATTCCCGCAATTCGTTTGCGCTCATCCGAAGCACTCGCCGCAGACTGGGTCGCGTTAGCAACGTTCGCCTCGGTTGCGCCCGGATCAATCGCATCCGGACGGTTATCGTCGTTCGGTTTATCCATTTCAGAAGCACCTTTGCTTTGAATAGGGCCAATTACTGTCCGTCCGGACAGCGTTGCAATGAAGTCGGCCATTGCCGACTTACTGGACTGGACACCATCGACCAGCCCAATTTCGACCGCTTCTTCAGCGGCATAACTTTGCGCCTCGGTCGCAAGAACATCTTCAACCGAAAGATTGGATCGCCCCTTGACCACTTCTTGCGCGAACAATTGACGGGTTGCTTCTACTTCCGCCGCAACACGATCGCGAACATCGTCCGGCAAAGGTTGGAACGGATTTCCATCTGCTTTGTGCGCCCCTGCGGAAATTATCGTGACCTTAACCCCGTCGCCCTTGAGACGCTCGGAATAGTCCGCATGCATGGTGATGACGCCTATCGAGCCGACACCACCTGTCTTTGGAACTATCAACCGGGTTGCTTGCGCCCCCACCCAGTAGCCAGCGCTATAAGCCTTTTCGTCGGCCACTGCCCATACCGGCTTTTTTTCACGCGCGGCACGAATGGTTTCACCAAGCTCTAAAACGCCCGCAACTTCCCCGCCCGGACTGTCGATTTCGAGCATGATGCCTTTAACCGAACTGTCACCTACAGCCTGATCAACCTTGCGAGCAATCCCGTCATATCCCGTCATTCCACAATACGGGTGAAGGCCGAGCCGTTGAACCAGCGTGCCGCGAACCGGGACGATGGCAACACCATCAATCACTCGATAAAATTGATCAGTGTGGTCGGATCGCGCTTTGATGCTGGTAACACCCGCCATCAAATCGCTGACCGCATGAACGGCATCATTTTCGACGATAAAGCCATTGGACAAATTAGACCGTCCCATCAAATAGGCGGTCAAAT